AAGTCTCTGGGCAGGAGAAGCCGTTCCAACGCCCACGTTGCCCGAGGAGTCGATCCTCATGCGTTCTGCGCGGCTGGTGCCAGTAACTTGCCCTGTATACAAAGCAAGCCCATAAGCCGAACCTCCAGCAGCTTCAGACACTGAAGCAATCTCCGACGTAACGCCGTCGGCATAGGTACCCGTGTATGTAGGGTCATTAGTAATGAAACTAACAGAGCCAGCTTTGTCGCCCGTCACAAGATCGCTGTCACGCCCGCCGATGGAAAGCACAGGGCTGGTGTCTGTCCCGCCGACGATGGATGCAGGGCTACTCGTTCCAATCCCCACGTTGCCCGCAGAGGTGATCCTCATGCGTTCTGCGGCGTTAACCCCAACAGCAAGAAAATCAGACGTGTGGCCATACTGAATGTAGCCCGCATCAGCATCAGCGGAGTCGCCAAAATAAACGAAGCTGTTTGCGGTGGTCCCGCCAATCTGAATTCGAAGGATGCTGTCGTCTGTACTTGCAGTTCCTGTCGAGCGGACCCTAATGCTTGGGTCGGTGGTCCCTTGGACATCCAGTTCGTAGTTGGGACCAGTCGTCCCAATACCCACAAAGCCCGTAGAGGTGATCCTCATGCGTTCGGTGCTATCCGTGTTAAATGCAAGGGTCGTGGTTGTTCCCCACATACCAGAGCCGGACACGCTAGATGCGTTCTCGACGCTAACATTGTCAGCAATAATTCCGCCAGAAACATCAAGTTTCGCGGCTGGGCTGCTCGTCCCAATCCCCACGTTGCCCGCTGAAGTAATCCTCATGCGTTCGGTTGGTGCAGTTCCACCGTCTGCTGTGGTTCCAAAGGTCAATGCACCCGGCATGTCGTTGGTTCCGGGGGTGCCGTTTACAATACCTACGATCTCCGCAGCGCGAATGAAGTTTGTGCCGTCAGAGCCAGACCAGCGAAGGGTTCCAAGTGTTTCGCCATCATCCACAAGCGTATGGCTTCCCACGGTGGCGTTGGCAGACTTGCCCATCTCATAGACAGGTGCAGCAGTATTCGTGGCCGAGTAAACAAATGCAGAGCGACCGCTGGCAGCTGTGGTTCCAGCAACCTGATTAACTGAGACAACACCACCTGCGCCCGTGATTGCTGAAGTGGTTCCCTGTAGCACGTCGCCCGCAGAAGTCACCCGCAACCGCTCAGCCCCACTCGTCTCCACCGTCACCGTATCAGCGGCGGGGAAGCGAATGGCGGTGTTCGTGTCACCCGAATGCACGATCTTGTCCGCAACGGTCACGTCGCCCGAGAACGTAGCTCCGCCGTCCTTCAACAGGACGCCGTCGACCGTAACACCAGAAGTAGCGGTCTGCTCGTTGATCGTGTTGGTAATAACCTGACCTTGAGACGTGATGTTGCCAGTCGCACCGACGGTGGTGAAGTTACCTGCCGCAGCAGTAGCGCCACCGATTATGACGTTGTCTGCCGTGCCGCCGTTAATGTCAGCAGTAGTGAGCACCGCGGAGTTAATCGTCACAACGCCGGTGGCGTTTGCAATAGTCGCTGCAGTGGTGCCGTCATTGGCTCTGAGGTTGGTGACCTGCACCGTGGGTGTAGTGACCGAGGTGGTGACAATGATAGCCGCAGGCAAACCAACAGTCAGCGTCTGGCCCGACGCAGAAGTTTCAATCTCGTTAGCCGTTCCCGCAATCGTAAAGGTCTGGCTATCAAGATCAACGGCACCCGTACCACTACCACCAGCAAAATCCAAATCTTGTGCGGTAACTTGGCTGTCCACATAGGCCTTGATCGACTGCTGCGTAGCCAAAGCCGTCGCGCTGTCCGAAGCCATGTTGTCTTCGTCGAGGATCGTGTTGACCTGCACGCCGGTGCCAACCTTCAGCGTGGTCATGCTGCTGACGGCTTCTACGACGTTAGTGCCGTCACAGAACACGAACTTGGTCTGCCCATTCTGCACGGCAATGCCGGTACCCGCAGAGGTTCTAATCGTGATGATCTGACCAGCAGAGTTCTTACATAGATAAATTTTTGGTTGTGTCGGGCAGATAACCGTCCCTGCACCGGACAATGCCGTGCTCGGATCAGTAAACTCTAGCATAGCACAGCGAGATTCTGACGTGAGGCCGTTTGCGGTGGTCAGTGTGTGCGCGTTGGTCGTCCACGTGCTGATGACTGCGCGGCCTGCAATAGCCTCTTCAACCATCGACGTGATGTTTTCGTTTACGACGTCACCCCATGTACCGCTGAGTTCGCCCTGCGTCGGCAACGCCAGCTTAAGGACCGTTGTATATTGCGTAGCCATCTAGCACCTCATGCCGCTATATCTGCCCAGCCGGGCGACTGTGTTTCAGGTACGCTATTCCAGTTTGGAGCTTGCGCATCGGCGATGCCATTCCAGTTCGGAGATTGCGCACTAGGCGAAGCCCCCCATCCGGGGTTTTGAGTGTCGTTTATATTCTGCCAATTCGGATTCTGGTTGTCGTCAACCTGCCCCCAAACTAGCGGAACTCCGGCTGTGCCGGTTGCTACGACTCCTACAGCGTAGGCGGTCGCGTTTGCCTTGGGTGTGACTGTACCAAGAACCGCGGTGCCAGACAATCCTATAACTTGTACTGTCGCGCCAAGGGAGAAATCAACTGTACCCAATGCGGTCGTAGCTGCAACTCCGCTTGGGTAGACATTGGCGTCGGAGCTTGTAGCGACCGTACCCAACACCCCAGTGGCGGTCACCCCTATTGGGAATACATTTGCCGTGCCCGTTACGACTACGCTACCCACCCCACCCGTAGCTTGGAGCCCAGATGGGTAGACGTTTGCGTCCGCGCTTGTTGTAACCACTCCAAGCTGCGCTGCACCTTGCACACCGGATGGATATACGTTGGCTTCCGCAATAACGGTCACAGTCCCGACTGCGCCGGTGGCCTCCAGCCCACTCGGGTAGACATTTGCACCCGCGGTAACGATTACGGAGCCGAGTTCTGTGCTGCCCTCTACGCCGGTTACCAGCACGTTTGCTGCGGCGGATACCGCTACGGTGCCCACAACACCCGTGGATTCTACGCCCGACGGGAATACGTTAGCCTCGGCTATGACACTAACCGTGCCAACCCCACCCGTAGCTTGGAGCCCGGATGGGTAGACATTTGCGTTGGCTACAACGGTTACTGTACCAACAGCTCCCGTTGCGAATGGCATTTGTACGTCGCCACCCCACGCTGTATCGCCCCAACCACCGGACGACCAGCCTCTATAGGTGACAAGCACACTCGCCATTTAGGCCACCTAGGCGATGCGCAAGATAGCGTTCGAGGCGTCTGCTGTCGGGAACTGAATGGTAAAATCACCCGCGGTCGAGGTCTTATCCGAACCGAAGTCCAGAACCGCCACCGCAGGGTTCCCCCCACCACTCTTGTAGATTAGCGCACCCCGCGCAGTGATCGTAGCTGCGGCCCAAGTCGTGTCCGCAAAATCAAGGAACGCTGTGGTACCCGACGTCGTCGGATTTGCAGAGATCGTCAGCGTATTACCGCCAGCGGTGTACCCTGTCCCTGAGGCTTCGTTAGTTGCACTGTACGCGGTCGTAGCTGCACTAAGCGTAGCGCTCGACGTGTAAAGTGCGATCTTGAATGTTTGTGCCGTATCCGAGCTGAAGTCCATCTCGCCGTCGAGAAGGGCCTGTTTAAAAGATGTGCACATTGCCTGTGTGATGGCCATCGGTGTCTCCTTAGCTTACTGGGTTGCGTACCTGACCGGAACGGTAGGCATCTTGACGCAATTTTCCGTCTCCGAGGTTCTTAAGCAGGCCAATAGCAAGCACATACATTTGGTTGTACGTGTTAACCATATCCTGCTCACCCTTCATGAAGCGTATGGCCTCAACGAGCGAACCGTTTAGCAATGCTGAGTCAAACTCATCTCCTAGCCACGTCGTACCCGCCGTAACGATGGACTCTGGGTAATACCCGTAATGCAGCTCCATTCCATAGGCAGCATCCGGGGTCGGACCAAGAATAAACGAGTTATCGTCAAAGTATGCGTAGTGTTTCGGAAAGCCCGTAGGAGACGATCCGGGGTACGCCTCGCGGATGAAGTTTACATCCTTATTGAGGAGGTACGTATAGTTTCCGGACCCATCAATGGCGGCAAGGCTGTAGCTGTACAGAAAGTCTGAGGGGGTAGACAGGTACTTAATCCCCGAAGTCAGGTTACCTGTCACGTTCTTCCTCAGTGCAGGAATCTGCACTGAGTTGTAGATTTTCTGCTCAGCCTGCTGAACGAACATAGCGAGCTGATCTTCTGTGAAAGAGTTTTCACAGATATCTTCAATGTTGGCTTTCAGCTCGACATAGTTCATGTGTTAACCCATAGGCCCCCGAGCCATGGTGCCTTTGGTGGCAGCACCAGTCCCACGAATTTTCATACCACCAGCTTGTTTGGTAGGCTTTTGCATGCCACCAGCTTTCTTAGCGGGTTTCCGCATTTTCTTAGACTGGTTGGCGACCTTGCCACCAGACATCATCTTCTTAGTTCCACAGTTGCTGGGCATGTGCGTATCTCCTATGAAGTTATTACAGTGACCTGCCCAATAAATCCAGTACCTACTACCGGACGCATTGGTAGGATAATTGCGCGACTCTCAGCATATTCGGCACTGTCTGGCCGTGGATTACGCAGAGCTTGTGGATCATCGACTGGGAACTCTCCCAGACGAAGCTGTGGGTGGTCTGGGTCCCAACAAGTTGGGCAAGACAACACGTTAGTTTTACGTCCTTTTACGAACGTCGTGTGAAGTTTGCGTAAGGGGTATTGGAACCCACATACGTCGCATATACCGATCGCTTTCTGTCCCGAAGCGAAGCGATTAGTCATCTAATCATCCTCACGCTAGGGACAAACCGGGCAGGTGCCTTCTCCCGATCCTCTTCTGCGGCGAGTCGGAACTGATCTTCGTACTCCGCTTTTAGGAGCGGGATACGCTGTGCGAGCTCAGGTGATTTCATCGCGATGTGGTACGCCAACCCCGCAACCAAACATGGGAGAAAGCGAAAGTTCATATCCGCGGTCTGAACACCCGCACCAGCGTCTTGAACGCGCCGCATGCGCCAGTAAACGAGGGTGTACTCGTTAGAGTCCGGCACAGGCCATACGTTTATCCGCGGAGCGTCCCGCAGACGCTCAATCCACACTTGGATAGGCCGACCGGTATTTGTCTTGTTAGGAATAGTGGAGTAGGTGCTCACGCTGATACGCGACAGGTTGATGTCCTGTTGCGTACTACCTGACCCGGTACGGATAACCTGCTCCAGCAAATCAATGGTGTCCGCCGGGAGCGTGTATTGCCTTACACCCTGCGTAAGGGCCTGCGTGCCCTCATCAATCGTCCACATATTGATGCCGCGGTTTTGCCACTCGATCGTCATCAAGTTCATGGACCGACGCGCAGTGCGGAGGTCATAGCCAGAACGCATCTCCCGGCCCGCACGCTCCCATGCTTCCTCGGCGATCTCCGTGAAGTCCATGTTAAACGCTGTGGTTCCAGAAGTGGTCACTTGCTGCCTCGTTTTGCTGGCGACACCCGGCGTGGGCTACCCGCGGGTTGCCCTAACCGTTTCTTTTCAGCGATCTTCTTGCTCTTTTCCGATGAGCTCATCTCGCTACTGGTTTTAGGGGTCTTGCTAGACACGCGTTTACTGGGTCTACAGTATGGCGTGCCACGACTCTCCCCTTCTTGGCGTCCGCAAGACTTTCCGGTACGCACATCCTTCCAGTCCTCTTGGAACCAGCGTTTCAGTGCTGCACCTTTTTCTGTCTTGCGAACAGCCATTACTTTTTCCCCTTGTTGCCCCAGCTCTTAGCGCCAACCTTACGACATTTGGCGATCGCCCCCGAAGCATAGGCGGACGGGAAGACCTTATAGCGAGATTTTACCTTGCTATAGCAGGCATCCTTCACCGCCCCACCTTTTTTGTAATGCGCACGCATTACATCATTTTGCAGGCTTTGCCGCCACGGGCCTTACCGTAGCCGCGGACTTTACCGCCAGCTTGCATCTTCTTGACCGAACCACCCATCTTCATACCCGACCCCGGACCGAGAGTACGCATATCGTATGCGTCCCGCTCAGCAGCGCGGTTGCTGCGTCCGACTGCGGTGTCCACCGACATGTCCGTTTCCATGTCCATTTCCATGTCCTCTGGGCGACGGCGTGCACGGATAGAGCGCTTCGGTGCAGAGGCACTGCCCATCATGTCTTTCGGACGCATGCGGGGGCGCATCGACGTGGTCGGGCCACCCTCTTGGTACTTCTTCATCATTTCTTCTCCTACGTTCTGAGGGACCCCTACCTTCTTGGCGAACTTGGGGTTATTTGCGACAGCTGCCATAAAGCGACGTTGTTTTTCCGACTTCGGTGGCATTAGCAATTCCACGCCCGGAGGCTCTTGTTGATCCGGGAGTTGGGGTCATTAGCAGTCTTTGACGACGTATTTTTCGCCTTCATCCCCTTCATACGGGCGCAAAAGGACGCCCTACGACCCTTGTCTTCCTTAGACTTCGGGTTCGGTGCGGGGGGTTTCAGGTTCATGCCCTGCGCCTTCGCCGAGGCTCGGCCCTTGGCGTTCAAGCCGCCCTTGGGGTCCTTGCCTTCTTTCCGAGTCCACGCAGGGGATTTTGCCATGATATCACCCGTAGAAGAACGTAACCGACGACACGTTAGTCAGGTCCAAATAGACATCTGTCTCAAACAGGATGCCCTCACCCGGAATAACGATATCGTACGCATCGGCCAAGGCAGGGGTCGCTACATTGAGCTTAGTCACACCCGACGAGCCACCATCTTTCAACACGATACTGCCTGCAGTGGCAGTCGCTAGATAGGTGACGTGCCGGATGCGCTGCCGCCCCGCGTAGACCGTACCATCAGCGGTGAGAGTCACACTGCGGACATCTGTGGTCATTGTTCAGCATCCTTCGAAGGAGCGGGCTTCTTAACCGGCTTGGGGGGCTGGCGTGCCGCAAGCTCTTCTTCGCTCGGGGGTTCCCACTTAATCGTCATGGGTCACCTCACGTGGCGGAGATAGTGGCAAGCGTATCCACGCGAAGCCAGTTAGTGCCGTTCGAGAACGCCAAGACCGGCGAACCAGCCGCACCGTTGGAAACGTAGATGACCGTGCCTGCGCCAGCCGTGGAAGCCGAGGGGGCTCCTGCAACCGTGTAGGGAGGGACTTTGATTGCGCCGGTGACGTCGCCGGTAACGTTGCCGCTGAAGCCGTTGTTCGAGACGACTGGACCGCTAAAGGTCGTAGTACCCATTTGTATCTCCTGTCGTGGGTCAAGTCAGCCACACCGCGTGACTGTCAGGGATAGTGGTAGATTACAGCATAACAAAACAAAAAGAAAGGGGGGCTACGCGTAAGCGAAGCCCCAACCGGCCATACGACCTTTACTGAGTGGCTTGCCGCTCTCCAACACGCGATGCACTGTAGGCGGAGTCAGACTCAGGGCTGTCCGCAGTGCCGTTATTGTGGGGTATGTTGTTTGCGTGCCGTCTGGGGCAGTAGCTATGATAGCGCGACCCATCTTCGCCTTGCTCTCCTCGCTATGCGTCTTACCCAGCCAGTTCTGGTTGCCGCGCATACGCTCTGCTATGGCGTCCTTCTCAGCCCCGGTACGCTTATAGCCTTTGGCAGATTGGTTACCCTGCAATGCTTCAGACATCTTCTTGCGGGTTTCCTCCGAAGGTATGAACTTCCCCCCGCGGCCTTCGGCTAGGGCCACCTGCACCTTAGCACTGATCTTCTGCCTAGCTTCCGCTGTGTGCTTGCGTCCAGTACGTGGGTCGGACTCCGCCCACTGGCGCGTAGTGGCTTCGCGTAGCTGGGCCTTCTGTTCCTCAGCCATAGGTTTGCCGTAATTTGGGTGTGCTGGCCCTGTTAGCCCGCGCATAGGCGTATCGACCCACCGAGCCATATTAAAGCACTCTGGCTTATCTATGTTATCGTCAATAAGCGCAGCTTCACACACAAACATATCTTCGATAGATTCAAACTCCGCTAATTTAGTAAATTTGAAGACGTCCTCCCCGTGTTTATTCCACGAAGCTTGTAAATGTGGGTTTGGGTGTGCGTTGCTACGCAGCTTATTCCGGTGTGTGCGGAAACGCTCGTGGAGATTCGCGGAACTACCAATGTAAAACTTGTTAGTTACAAGGTTACGTATTTCGTAAACCGCGATAATCTTCTTGTTGTGGCCCATAATGCTATACCTCCTAACAACGCTATATACACACTACAAGTCTTGTAGTCAAGTAAAAGAAAAGGCCCGCCAAAGCGGGCCTTAACTACTTGTTTTTATTGGGTTAAGCCCCGGGTGAACCGAAGATACCCAAGGGATCGCTGACACCGAACGAATAACGCTCACGTGCCTTGTAGCGCGAGTTACCTGTGTCGAAGTCTGCGTCCATGGACGTCGACATCGGTGCACGGACGAAGTGCTTCAGACCGTTGGGAACGTCCGTCATCAGGAACCAAGCGTTGGTGTCCGTCAGATAGTGGTTCACGGTGTAGCCTTCGGGGATCGACCCGTTCGAGCGCAGAGCGTTCAGGTCGTTATCGGCGGTGCCGACGCGGCCTTCGGTCTCCAGCAGACGAGTGGCAACGAACTGCAGTGCAGGCGGGATAACCAGCTTGCGCGGCTTGGCTGCGATGAGCAGACCACGTTCGTCGGTCCAACCAGCGATCTGGATGACTGCAGCTTCAAGCGAGGTCTCGTTGAGGTCTGCAGCAACCGAGGGACGGTTGGAGTTAGAGCCACCCGAGATCAACGGGTGAGCGGTCGAGCACAGCGTAACGCCGTCACCGTAGGTGGTGCCAGCAGCGAACGCGGTGTTCAGGATCGCCGCTGCCTTCACCTGCTTGGTGTAGGCCATAGCACGAGCCAGCGATTTGGTATAACGCGACGACAGCGAGTCGTACAGGTTATCCTCAATAGCTTCTTCAGTGATGGAGAAGCCCATTGCGATGGTTTCGTGCGTGTAGCGAGCGGTCCATGCTTCCTGCGCGTTATCATACGAAATGGCAGAGCCTTCGTTTTTAACAGGCGCAGCGGAGAAGCCCGACAGCTTGGTTTCCTCTTCGAATGAGCGCTCAGAGGTCTCAGTTTCGAAGATTTCGGCGTGCTCTTCACCGTACTTGGCGTACTCCATCCCGAACAGAGCGTTCAGACCGGGGAGGAGTTCTTTGAGTAGCTGGGCGCGTGAAATAGCCATGTTACATCACTCCTTATACGCCAGTTGCGTTCTGATACTGGTGCATGCCCCAGTTCCACTTGACGATAAGCTCGACGTAGGTGTTGGCTGCGGTAGCAGTGTCCGGCACAACGTCAATAACGCGAATCGGCAAAGTGTTCGTGGTTGCTGCGGAGCTCGAAAGTACGGCGACTTTCGAATTACCAGTGGTGGTTGAGCCAGCATTCTGAACCAGCGACATGTTGTTACCAACAACAGTGCGGCCCACACCTGCGACCACAGTCGTGCCAGACACGACGGCGACCTTATACAGCTGGTCCGGGTCATCTGCAACGTAGGCGACAATGTCGCTCGCTACAGTGTTAGCGGGGTAGTACTGGCTGTACAGCTCGTAACCCAGATTCGGGTCCGTGTACTTGCAGCCAAGGAAAACTCCGACGGGGGTCGCAGTGGTAGTGCCGGTGTCTTTCTCCAGCGTACCGTCGCTTACAAGCTTAACAACGTCGCCATTCAGCAAGTTCGTTGCATAGCCCGAAGCAATCGGAATCTGGCGAGTAGCGCCTGCAAACACCTGACCACCGATCAGATTGATCGGCTTCAGCCCGTAGGGGGCGTCAACGGTAGGATATGCCATCTCTAGCTCCTGTTAGGTTCCATTACCAAAGGTGACCCGTGTTTTACGCTCATTGAAGAGCGGCATACGTGGGTCGTTCTCACGCATGAAGTTGTTATCCACTGATTGCATCTGGGACTTGGTTTGAGCGGTGTAGTAGTCATTACGCTCGTCAACCAACTCTTTCGGTGCTTTGCAGAGCATCAACCCACCGATCACCACGTTGTCCGCAAACCGTTCGTTTTCAACGGTGACCATGGTAATCTCGGGATGATCCGCCGCTTTCACGGGTTCCCAACCTTCACGCAGTTTCGAGGAAAGGTTTGTAGCGTCGACTTGCCCCTGCGTGCTTACACGGACCCAGTGATAGTCGTAGCCAGCTTCTGGATTTGGCGATGGAAGAACTTCCGGGCGCTGCCAGCTCCGCTTGCGTACGGTCTTTTCACGGGTATCAAGCTCGCGATTGATGCGATTCTCAGCCATTTTGTTTCCTCATGTCTATTGCAACCTGTCTGGCGTATTGTTCAGGGGTAAGTCCCAACCTCTTCGCGATATTGACCTGTGTTTTGGTCAGGGTCACCTTGTTTGGCGCAGTGCTGCGCGTTGCAGGTGCCACGACCGAGGCCTTACGCTTCGGTTCTGGAGTCCGCTGTTTCGTGCTCTCGAACTGATCCGGGAACACTTGGCGCATACGAGCGTCAATGCGCTCGTAGTAGGCATCACTCTGAGGGCTTACACCCTCTTTGACGAGCTTATTGTGCAACCCCAGCGCAAAGCTCGTCATCTCATCATCGGTCTGGAACCACGGATTTTGGTTTTTCCAATCCATGGCCCGCTGATCGACTTGTGGTGCCGGGGCGGGTTCTGCCTTAACTTGTACAGGTGTTTCGTTCTCCTGTAAAGTTGGTACTCTAAGGTTGTTTACCTTTTCGAGTTTAAGCCTAGCAGTCGTTAGCTTTTCCTGTGCTTCAAGCACAGCGCTTGAGTCACCGGATTCGTACGCGGTTCTATACTCAGTCTTAGCGCTCTCCATATCAGCAGCCGCACTGCGTTTGGCCTGCTCGATAAGCGCCGCTTGACTCTTGGTACTCGATGTCTTCAGCTTCTTGTTTTCTTCAAACAACTGCTGTGCAAGACGCTCAAGTTCCGTCTTCTCACGCAGGGCTGCTTCCTTAGCGCGACGCTCGTCGTGATAGCCCTTGCTAAAGTGCTTGATACGTTTCCGAACTTTGTCGGAATACTCCTCGAGCTCCTCATCGGTGACCTCTTCGGGTGGATCAGATGACTTACGCCCTCTATCCGCGGGAGGAGTGTCGTCCACAACGTCGACTTCCACGTCGTCTTCGACTTCTACGGCCACCTCATCTTTTTTCTCTGCCTTGCCCGGTCTCTTCATGGGCTCCGCGGAGGAAGACTCGATTTCGATTTCCATCTTGTCGTCTTCGTCGCTCGGGAACTCAAACTCCACTTTCTGAAACGGCATGTCCTATCTCCCTATGCACGCTGGATGCCGCGGGGGTCGGCGACCACCGCTTCGATCGAGTCATCGTTCATAAGCCGGTACTCCGTGTCGCCCATGCGGAAACGCGTACCAGAGTTCATGCGGAACATGACGTAGTCACCCTGCTTGCACCACGGGCCGGTGGGGAACCGGTCAGGGTCTGAGTAGGCTTGGTCGCCCACATCGACGACAAGGCCGATGATAGACATGATGTGTTCCCGATCCCGCTCCTTGTCGGTGCGGATAATCTGGGTGCCCTCGTAGGTCTCAGAGACTTGCGGGAGCGCGATAAGCAGGCGGTAGCCTACTGGTTTGGGCAGTTGCGCCTCAAACTCTTGTTCGCTGATCTTAACTGCGGCTTCAGTCATCATCGTTATCCATATAGTTACGCGAGAGGTCTTCAATGTAAGACTTGCTGGCTTCGAGACCCCGAATTAAGCCAACAACTTCTCTGTACCCGGCGTAGTCCTTGGGAGACCCCCCGGCCAGAAACTGGGTTGCAGACGAGATTTGCTCGTCGATCTTATTTGTGAGCACGTCAAAGACGGTCTTTGCCATGAGTTATTTGCCCTCTTTTGGCTTGTTTTGTTGCGCCTGCATGAGCTTGGCGACCTCGATCGCGGTCTTGTCCTGCGCCTCGCGACGCGCGCGACTCATCTCGACACCCTTAACTTCGGCGTCGATGGCCAACCCCGTCTTCTCCACCTTGAGCTCTTCAGCCTTGAGCATGGCGTCGGTCATGCTCTTAGCGGTCTGGAGCTGCAGCTGTTTCTGCTTGATCTGGGCATCAACCTGATCTTTTGCCGTCTTGCGCTGGACTTCGGCCTGCTTGACCTGCAGCTCAGCCTGCTGGAGCTGGAACAGCGGGTCTTGCTGCTGTTGTTGCGCTTGCTGCTGTGCGGCTTGCTGCTGATGAGCCTGCGTGAGCTGGCGACCGGCGTCGGCCACGAGGCGAGACAGCTGGACCTCGACTTCCTGCGGCAGTTCCGAGTTCGGATCGGGCAGCGGAGCCCCGAGCTTCTCCTCGATCTGCTGGCGGTACTGGAACCCAAGGTGCTCCGCGATATGTGCCTGCAGCGAGGCCATAATCTGCTGCGCCTGCGGGTTCTGGCCGATCATCTGTGCGATCATCGGGTCCTGCATGAACGACATGTGTGTCGCGATATGCGCTTGGTGGTCTTGGTAGATGAATGCCTTCATCGGCTTGCCAATCAGCGCGTCCATGTTCTCGCTGATGGGGTCCGTCGGCTTCGCGTCGGCCTTAGTCGGCACAATCTTGTCCGCGTTCTTGATACCCAGCACGTCCATCATCTCGCGGTGCAGGACCGGTAGGTTGTAAATCTGCGGAGCCTGTTGTGACATCTGCAGCACCGCTTGGTACTGGACCACACGCTGTGCCATCGTGGAGCTGTTGGGGTCGCTGACCGGAATCACGTCCACCATGGCGTAGTCGGCCTTGCGGGCACTGACTTCCCCACGTGCGGGCTGGTATGAATACTCTTCCGGTGCATGCTCAGCGATAATCACCTTGAGCATCTTGAACTCTTGCTTCATCGCGTAGTGTACGCGCGACTGCACAGCCGCCATGGGCTTCAGAGTCCGTTCCAGCAGGGCCAGCGTGGTCCCAACGGGTGCGTTTGCCGACATATCGGAGATGTTCAGGTCACTGATAGCCCCGAGGCGACGGCCTTCCTGCGTGATCCGATCCAGCAGGGCGAGCAGGGTCTGCGACGGCTCCTTATAGGGGAGCGGCATGA